GGTATCATTGGACATAAAAAAATGCCCAACCACCGAAGTGATTGGGCTAGGATATTAAACGATAGCATCAATTGATACTGGTTTGTTTTTGGTTTTTAGTTTGTAAACCTTGCGAAAGGTTTGAATTGTTTTGGTCGCAGTAGGTACGTCGAACCAGTCTGGAAAAACGCCGTCGCCTTGAAGTATTCTCTCAGCAGTGTCGATTGCGTCACCAAGCTTTTCGATTGCAGCCTTGGTTACTTTTGGCTGAGTTGTATCAGCCTCGGGATTAGCAGCAGCCTCGCGCTTTTCTAATCCGTCGTGAAAGTCGCCAAGCCTTGCGCCAATTTGTTGCTGCCAGTATCGCTTGTTAGCCTTGTCGATATCTTCTAACGACTTAGTAGGCTTGTCTAGCAATAGCTGTACAGCCTTGGTAAATCCCGCGACTACAGCAGTACGCGCCGCTGCATACTGTTCTTTCGTCGCAGTTGACACCTTGCCATCTTTGCGCTCTTTTTTGCTGTCTGGCGAAATAAAGTCTGTAGACTGCGCACCTTCAGCCCAAAGCACATCAATAGCGCTTTCAAGTTTAGCGTCTGCTGTACGTCGCGCTGCAACAGCAGCAGTGATTGCAGTTAGTGAGGCTTCTGTAGCCCAAAGCATATTAGAATTTGTCATGGTATAAACCTTTCATATGACGTTAAATCGGAGGCGGTATTGCCTGCCGATAAACAACTTATGCCATGTTAGTGTGACACTAACAATAGATAACGCCCAGATAATAATACTTGATAATACTTGTTACTGTTTACAATTCTGTTAGTGGGCCACTAACAAAAATCCCGTAACGCTACTCATACCCCACCCCCACCCCGCCTTTGACTGTTTAGGATTCCACACTTCCTTATGTATTACTAATTTACACAAATAAATCACATCTCGCCACGTCAGCCCAATAAAAAACTAAATAAAATCAAAGGCTTAGCATTTTATCGCCGATCCACCTCCGGCGGCGTACACAGGAACACCCCCCGTCTTAAAAATAAGTACCCACCTAAAAAATTTTTTGCTACGCTACTGAGTCTTGCGAAATTATATTTTAAGAAGTAAGGTCGTGACATCGGCAACTAGCCTGCGATAAGAGATGACGCTACATATAACACCAGAAACTGGGGTGCCAGTTGACAAACGAGCGCCAAAAATAGATTTAAAGGACCGCGCTGCAGCGTGTGCCAAGACTATTTCGCTCCTTTCAGTCCATGGGTTGGACGTAAATACTACCGACGAAGACCGAGATACCGCCGCTGCACTAGCTGTGTCCTATGCTGCTGATCCTGATAAGACATCTAAAGCTGTTACAGATAAACGTGCAGCCAGACTTACCCCGGCAGTGATACAGCAGACACATGGTATCTTAGATGAGTTTGGTCGGAGCGTCGTCGATTCTGCTGTGACTGTAAGGCATCTGGTCACAAACAAGCTTATACTGGAGACAGAGAACCCTGACCCGCGAGTACGAATAAAAGCGTTGGAGTTGTTGGGTAAGATAAGTGATGTGGGGCTGTTTGCAGAGAAAAGCGAAGTTACAATTACGCATCAGACGACAGATGATCTGAAAGAGAAGCTACGAAAGAAGTTACAAAAGTTAACCGAACCTATAGAACATGTAGAAGATGCGGTGGTGATAGACGCAGACTTTATAGATGTGGATAAGGAACTAGGGTTAGTAGATGAATAAGGTGTTGGACTTTACTGAGGAAGAGATTGAGCACATGCTCAGTAACCTCGACGCGTTCACGCCGGAAGAAGTGGCTGAGATAGACCGCATGGTTGATGAGCTTGCCGCGAGAAATGCAAACCAAGCGTCTTATGATGACTTGTTAGCGTTCTGTAAGAAGATGGACTCTAACTATATTGTAGGTAGGCACCACAGATTGCTAGCAAATATGCTCATGGACATTGAGCGAGGTATGAAAGACCGGATCTGTGTTAACATGCCACCACGTCATGGTAAGTCACAGTTGGTCTCTATCTTCTATCCAGCTTGGTTTCTTGGTCGAAACCCCGACAAGAAGGTCATGATGGTGTCACACACCACTGATCTGGCGGTGGATTTTGGGCGGAAAGTTAGAAACCTGATTGCAACAGATGCGTATAAAGAAGTATTTCCTACAGTCTCGCTAGCTATTGATAGCAAGTCTGCGGGGAGGTGGAACACAAACCACAAGGGAGAATATTTTGCTTGTGGTATTGGTAGTTCCATCGCGGGTCGAGGTGCTGACCTCCTCCTAGTGGATGACCCTCATTCAGAGCAAGATGTGTTGAACGGTAACTTCGAAGTGTTTGATCGCGCATATGAGTGGTTTACGTTCGGCGCTCGGACACGTCTTATGCCGGGTGGACGGGTTGCGATCATCCAGACACGTTGGCACCTCGACGACCTTACGGGTCGTGTAACAAGGGACATGGCAAAGAATGATAAGGCTGACCAATACGATGTGGTTGAGTTTCCTGCCATACTAGACGTTACAAACAAGAAGACTAAGAAGGTAGAGTATAAGCCGTTATGGCCTGAGTTCTTTGATATGGAGGCACTTGAGCGTACAAAAGCTTCTATGCCTGTGTTTCAGTGGAACGCTCAGTATCAACAGCAGCCTACCGCCGAAGAAGCTGCGCTCATTAAACGTGAGTGGTGGCAGATATGGGAGAAGGATGATCCTCCCATATGCGAATATGTTATTATGTCGTTGGACGCAGCGGCAGAAACACACAACCGCGCTGACTTTACTGCTATAACAACTTGGGGTGTGTTCCTCAACGAAGAGACCGGGGCACATAATATAATATTGTTAAATAGCATAAAAGAGCGTATGGAATTTCCTGAGCTTAAACGTGTTGCAATGGACTCTTACGACGAATGGGAGCCAGATGCGTTTATTGTGGAGAAGAAGAGTGCGGGTACCGCGCTTTATCAGGAGATGCGCCGCATGGGTATACCCGTACAAGAGTTTACACCGCACCGTGGTTCGGGAGATAAGCTTGCACGGTTGAACTCAGTGGCAGACATTGTGGCGTCAGAAATATGTTGGGTTCCAGAGACCCGATGGGCTGAAGAGGTCGTAGAGGAGATAGCGGGGTTTCCTTTTATGTCGCATGATGACTTAGTTGATGCTACAGTGATGGCATTGATGCGTTTTCGCAATGGAGGGTTTATCCGCCTGCCCACCGACGAACCAGAGGAAATGCAATATTTTAAACAGCGCCGGGGCGGCTATTATTAAGAGGTAAGCTATGGCTATTGAAAAAGGAATATTTTCTCCTCCGCTCGGGATGGACGAAGAAATGGAAAGCGGTCAGGAAATTGATCTAGATATTGAGATTGTTGACCCCGAAGCAGTCACACTAAGCGATGGAAGCATGGAAGTTACTTTAATTCCCGACGCCGAAATTGCTGATATGGCAGATTTTAATGCCAACCTCGCAGATTTTATGGAAGATAGCGACCTCCGCGAGCTGTCAGATGATCTAGTTGGGCTAGTTGAAGCTGATATGGACAGTCGGAAAGACTGGGTAGAGGCGTATGTACAAGGTTTAGACGTGCTAGGCTTCAAATATGAGGAGCGAACTCAGCCTTGGGATGGCGCGTGTGGGGTGTTTTCTACAATTCTTGCTGAAGCAGCCATAAGATTCCAAGCAGAAACCATGTCTGAGACGTTTCCAGCCGCTGGACCTGTGAAAGTTAAGATACTTGGAGACGAAACTAAGGATAAAACTGAAGCTGCCGAGCGTGTAAAGGCAGATATGAACTACGAAATCACTGAACGGATGGTTGAGTACCGTTCAGAACACGAAAGAATGCTCTATAGCCTTGGTCTAGCAGGGTCTGCGTTCAAAAAAGTGTACTTCGATCCTAATATGGGGCGACAAGTATCTGTGTATATACCAGCAGAAGACGTAATTGTGCCTTATGGAGCGAGTCATTTAGAGACAGCCGAGCGAGTTACGCACGTTATGCGTAAAACTAAGAACGAAATGATGAAACTTCAGGCTGGTGGGTTCTATAAAGAGACAGAATTAGGCGAACCACAACCGTATCACTCTGATATTGAAGAGAAAAAGGCTGAAGAAGGTGGATATAGCCTTACTGATGACAGTAGGTATGCGTTATACGAGTGTCATGTTGAGATGAACGTGCCGGGAATTGACGATGAAGAGGACATACGCAAGCCATACGTTGTAACTATCGAACGTGGGTCGGGAGAAGTCTTAGCGGTACGTAGAAATTACGAAGAAAACGACACATTAACCTTAAAAAATCAATTTTTTGTACATTATCCGTATGTTCCGGGGTTTGGGTTCTATGGATTAGGATTAATTCACATTATTGGTGGATATTCTCGTGCTGGCACGTCTATAATCCGCCAGTTGGTAGACGCAGGTACGCTATCTAACCTACCGGGTGGGTTAAAAACGCGGGGTTTGCGTATAAAAGGTGACGACGCGCCTATAGAACCGGGTGAATTTAAGGATGTAGACGTACCATCTGGTAGCATTCGTGACAATATTATGACTCTGCCGTATAAAGAGCCGTCACAAACACTCCTTACCTTGTTAGACCGTATTACTCAAGAAGGACGCAGGTTAGGGGCCATTTCAGACTTAAACATCTCTGATATGTCCGCAAATGCTCCTGTAGGTACAACA